GTGAGAGAGGGTAAAGATTTACCCATGTGTCACTCCTTCGGGACTAAGCCCGATCTATTAACTGGCTTCTGTGAAGGTCAACGTGTCAATGTCGAAGTAGCCCTGTGTCGGGTCGCCGCGATAATGGATTGTCCAGGGGATTTCAATCTTTGAGCCGCCGGGACCGCCCATGCTTTCAACCGCAATCGCCACATCGTGCAGTGTGGCAGGATAGCCGCTGGCAGCCTCGTCTTCATAGTAAAAGACGTTCACAACCTGGGTATGGGCATCATCCAGAACGGATTGATTCCTGCGCAAGTCTTCAATAAATTCAAAGACTTCATCGCCGTTCTTGGCCACCATCTGAACGGGTTGGGTCGGGGCATAGCTTTCAACTTCGGCGTTTCCTGCGTCCTCATGGATATACTGCTCGTTGGTGACATTGGGGTTCATTTCCATTACGGATTCGTTAACGCCTTCACCGATCAACGTCCAGTCCTCATAACCTGGATCAATGTCGATGTAGCTCCGATATTTACTGCGTGGTACTGTTGTACTGGTCATAAAATTTACTCCTTATGTGTCTAGGTAAATTAATTCACACTGTATCTGATATATTGCCGTGCCTGATTCGCCTTCTTCTAGCTGGTACCCGCCCGCGCCCACCGCTTCAATGCTTTCAGCTGTCTTGCCTGCCGGTAGGTCGGGTAAGGTTCCGGCGTCCGACTGCTCATCAAGCCAATCGGCAAACTGCTCATAAAATCCGCAGTTGGCTAACCGCTCGACTTCTTCTACTGTGCTTTCCATGCTTTGAAACGCAAACGGATAAACCATCAGCCGATTGCCATTGATATATTCATCAATCACACGTTCCCCTGCCAGCGGCGCTATGGCATACTGTGTCGGGTCGGCTCCTAGATACTGCGTCCAAACCGGCGCACTTTCATCCAATCCGGTATAAGTCAGCAGATAAGTCTTTAAGCCTTCGATTATCGTGTCGGGTAGACTCATCGTTTCCTTGCCTTTTCACCTTGTGCAATTAGCTGCGCACCTTTTAGGATTTTCCGTCCGTGGGTTTCTTTCATGCGTTGGAACCAGTAGGGTGCTCGCAGCCGTCCGGTGGTGCTGGGGTTCTTGCGCTTCATGTAATACTGCGCTCGTGCGTAGGGGGCGATCCATTTCACCGTGCCGGAGCCGATAGTCGTTCCTAAATCACCGGACTTGATCAGCATCCCCGCCAAAAGGGGAATGTAGGGTTCGCAAAGCCTCAAAACCTCGCTGTCCACGAACTTCTGGGCTGCACTGAACCGCCGCTGCCATTTGGGTTGAAAGTTAGTGTTAAATTCCAGAACCGCCTTGCTGCCGCTTGCGTCAATGTAGACACGCCCGCGCGGGGTCTTGATTTCAGGGGCTGCCATTAGGTCGCTCCAATCTCAATATGCTGCATTTGGGGACTGCCGAACTTTTTCCAGTCGATGGACTTAATCACGCCCACATCGCCAAACTCTGCTTTGAGGTCTTTGATGGTGTACGATGCGCTGATTTCCTTCGTGCAGATACCCTCAACGATGACATCGCCTTCTTTGATATCAAGCAATTCCAGAGTGTTCTCGCGCCCGTAGGTAGGTATCCAAACCGTGAATTTATTGGCTTCGATGATTCCCGTGGACGCCTGGTTAGCCGCTTTCCTGGCTTCCCAGTGGACGTTTTCGATAACATTACGCGTCCAAACCTCTTGATGGTTGCTGACGGACTTAGAATAGAGTGTCAGATCGGTGTTGGTTAGCATCAGTCATCCTCAGTGGTTCCGGTGTATTCGCCAGCCTCGAAGCCGGAGTACATCAGTCCTGTACGGACAAGGTAACGCCGTGCCGCGAGTGCGCAGCGGGCGTCCTCTCCCATCAGCTTGACCGAACCTTCGGCGTAAGCCACCGAATGACCACCCACGCTTTCAGACTTAATCCCAGCCTGGTCACCGTTGTCAATATCATGCAGGACTTCGGCAACCGCGCAGGTCGCTTTTTTAATAGCTGTGACGGTCGCTGCTGGGGTGTCGGCTGTGATGATGTCGGCTGCTCGGTCAAAGGTCAGATAGTCCACTCGGTCACTTGCTCGGATTGCCAGCGCGTCAAAGTCGGATTCAGCTATGGCGCTGCCGCCGTATGTGTCGGTATAGTATTCGTAAGTCGCGTAAGCCATAGCTGCCTCCGTCAGTGATTAGGGGCTGGATGGTGTCTCACTCAAAATGCCTTCGACGTAGAATAGGTATCCCGTCAGTTTTCCGGTCAGCAGTTCTTCAACCGCCAACGTGACAGTGATTTCCCGTGCCTGACTGGTCTTGACGCTCGTGCTTTCGGGCGTGACCATCTTGGGGATGATCGCCTTCCGCCCGATGGTGGCAGGGTCGTTCCCAGAGATTGCCACCGCGTTGAGGATGTCATTCGCGCCCTCAACGGAGATTGCCAGCGTGCCAGCATCCGTAGAATCGGACGTAAAGGGGGTGTTTACATCGTAAAACCCGCCAATCACAATCCCGTAAGCTGGGATGGTCACGCCCACGCCGTGCGCACCGATTTCACTGTTCAGGTCACCTTCTGAGTCCTCTTCATCGCAGTCAAACTCGAATCGTGCGCAGCGTATCGCGCCCAATCCGGCTGCACCGGAGACGAAGGGAGCCAAATCGTCAAAGTTGTCTTTGATGTCTTGAAGCCAGCCAACACCCTTAACTTCATTGAGTGCCATTAGTCACCCCCGTTGTCTTTGGGGGCAAGCCTCTTAGAAACATCGTTAACGGCTTTAGTGACATCCCTTGGGGATACTTCCTCCCAGCTTAATGGGTGATTGGTCAACCTTCTGATATCTTTTTGATTTTCTGTGTTCAAAAAGACGTTAGTTCTTGGTTTCTTAATTAGAGCCATTGTTAAACCTCCTTAACTGGCTTTGGCGTGAAGATAAACGCCATCCACTTTGTTTTCGTACACAAAGGCATCATGGTACAGACGGTATTGAATCTTCCATTTGTCTGCATCCTGGTTAACATCCGGGGAGAAGATTTTCATCTTCTCGTGTTTCTTTGTTTGCAGAATTGCGCTGGGGTGAAGAAGAATGAAGTTGATGTCGTTGCCTGTGGCTGACCATCCGCCTGCACTTGATGTAGCACCCGCATCGAGGGTAACGGCTGTTGAAAAACGGCTTTGTGGAACTGGGATGATGTCAACGCCGTCTAAACTCTTAACGCGGCGATCCACCGAGCTTTGATTCTCAAGAATACGCGTAACTTCCGACTTGAGGTAGGATAAGCAGGTATGCGAAATGAACATTTTCCGTCCATCTGAAGGGACTTCATCTTCATCCAGCTGTAGCATTGCAGCATCAAAGGCGTCCAACGCAGACGTTGCGTCCAATGTTCCAGTTGTGCCAGAGATATTAGACCAGCCCGCAAATGCGGCGAACCGATAGGCATCCACTTCGGGAACAACAATCGTCCGCATGAATTCGTCGATAGTCGAGCTAAACGCCATTAGAAGCGTTTCATCGTCATCCATTCGGTCAATACCCAATTCACGCCCACGTTCGGTTGCAAGCGTCAGGGTTTCCCATGAGCCGTCCACATCACCTACAGGATAACCGTCAGCACGGCTGTAGGTTCCAAGTCCTGTTAGGGTTGTTTTGTATACTTTTACGACAGATGCGCCAGCGAAATCTACAGGCTTTGTTGGTGCATCCATAATCGCCGTTTTTGACGCCTCTTTATAGATTTCGTCAAGAATCGGCTGATAGATAGTTACAAGATCAAAATCATTTGCCATTGTAATTAAACTCCTTTTTTAGATTAGTTATCCGGTGCCTCCTTTAAGTTCGTATATTTACGAGCTATAGCGGCTGCCGAATCTAGTTTGCCTTTTCCGCCCGATGTCTTGCCGACAATCTTGGGCGTGGGTTCATCGGATTCAAACAGATAGTCATTCTCTTCCTGGACGGTCTTTAGCTGTTCTTCCAGTCCGATAATCTTGCCTTCGTTGTATTTCAGGGCTTCCATATCCAGCAGGGCTTTCACCGCCTTTGGATTTTTCGCCTTAGCGCTCGTCAGAGCGCCTTCGAGGGCATGATCAAACTTCAGCTGCTCGATTTGAGTTTTGGCATCCTTTTCGGCTTGCTCGGCTTTGGCTTTCCAGTCGTCAGCCGCCTTCTTAATGCCATCCACATCCAAATCCTTAAAGCCTTCGATGGTCTTATTGGCTTCTTCTAGCCTTCCTTGCAGGTCATCAGTCTGCTTTTCGGCTGCCTCCAGTTTGGACTTATGGTCTTCGATGTCCTGACCGTGTAACTTCATAATCTTGTCAACAACATCATCCTCAAGTTCCAGGGCTTTTAAATCTTCACGCTTCATCTTTCAAATCCTTTCACTACGCTTTTTTTACGTGGTTTCCGCCCACGTTGTGGTGGTCAGGTTTCGCCCTGACCGGTCGAATTGAATCAAAAAAGCCACGCTCTCACATTTCTGTGAAAAGCGTGGCCGGTCTTCCAGTCCTACGACTTTCGGGCGCGCCTTTTTCGGTTGGCGCTTATAGCCTTATTATAGCACAAATTTTACAAATTATTCAATATCTGCTCCCTCGGATACTGCCGGTTCAAACCTGTCTGATTGACGAAACTTCTCATTTCAGCCTGTAATTGCCGGATGACGGTCTTTTCATCGCCTGCGTCCAGTCCAGCGGCTTCAACGGCGGCGGCAACCCGTTTAGCTTCCCGAATCTCACGCTCGATTTTCCGCTGTTCCTGCGTGGCGTCATACCAGCTCATCTCTTCACCCTGATATGTGACCTTTTTATTAGCGTATTCATCCAATGTCTTCTTGTCATAGTTTCGCTCGGATAAGCCCTCGAAAAAAGGACTGAAACTGTGACGGCAGTTATGTGATATAATATCATTAGCAAAGTACCATTCGCCATTTGTAGAAAGGTTATAAACATGGACAGAAGAACCCTTAGAAGATTTCCGCTCAATGTTGATGATGTTATCTCTATGTATCAGAGCG